GCCTTTTTCATAATCTATTTCTTTATCAAGATGCTTGTAAAGTAAATCACCATACGGATCGATACCAACATGAAAATAATTTTTGTCTTTCAACGCATCAGTAATAACAAGAGAGCCATAGCCTTCTCTAACTCCAACTTCTACAGTTAAATAGAAATCTCGAGGTTTTAAACCTTTCACCCAGGACTCCAACAGTTTATATTCTACACTATCTCCCCTCATACCAACTTACATCTCTTCCATTTTCTTTACACCATAAATAGTGATTATACATTATTACGTTTCTAAGTTTACCGTATGGTTTATTTTTCATTATTTCTTCTCTTCATTCTTTTCATTTCTGAATACAACTCTTGCATTTGAAACTGAGTGCAATTCATTACAAAAAAAGCTAACTCATCTCTCATATTTTTTTGTTCTTCATGTGCTCTTATTTTATTTTTAGTTATAACTTCTAAATGTTCATCTCTTAACTCTGTCATTTTTTACTCTCCTTTATAAACTTTCTTACTTTGTCACGAACATATTCGTGATCGAAACCTGCGTATTGGCATACCAATACAAAATCTCGATTTGGTTCTAAGAAATATGCTTGTGCTCGTTCTGCTCTAAAAGCTCGAGTAAAACCATAATCTCTCCAACCTTTTCCAATTGCATCCTCTAGGGCTACAATTAAAACGTTTCTCCAAAGACTACGCTCTGGATTTTTCTTTTCGCCAAAAATATTAACGGCTCTTGGAAATAGACTTTGTAAGTTTGCCATTTAATTTCTTTGCTTTCTCATCTACTAACATTCTAATCACTTGTGCTCTTGATAATGTGACCCCTGGTGCCAGGAGCTTGGTCATCTTATCAATCTTATCATAGCAGGCATGATCGACTGCGAGACTTTTGTATTTGCTTATGTCTGTCATCTAGTATATCCTTTCGTTAATATCTAAAGATATAGGATATTTATATAATTTTACAAGGATTGTCAATGAAATTTTTTTTAACAATATACATATGTTCTGCCATAGCAGGTAACTGTTTTAGTGTTGATGCGTATCCAAAACCTGTGGCCACTTATTACGATTGTGTTCGAGCGGGTTTATCAGAATCATACGATATATTGTATCAGGGTAATTTTACAGAACAAGAAGTGGTAAAATATAGAATGTTTCCTAGGTTTCATTGTGAGGAGGTGATTCTTCCTCCGGAAAAGCCGGAAATAGAGAAGAAACCTGTCGTATCTTTTGATACCAAAGTATCTTATATTTCTCTTCTCTAGTCTTCCAATACAGATTAGCTAGCTCGTCGGCCTTGTCTGTTATATTTTTTATAGCTGCGTTTCTCATTTTTATTTAAATTTTTTTTGTGACGACGTGGCCGTTTACGAGGCTTTGGTCTGGGTACGAAATTTTTAAACGATCTCTTGGCCATGTGCTTTTATGTATGCTTTATCACTTTCAGTTAACTTTATATATCTTATACTACCATTAACATGTTGCCTGGTGTCTGCTCCACAGTTTGTGCATCTGTAAAATTCAGATACAATTGCAACTAAAATAGAATCTTCTTCACATTCTTCACAATGTCCGTGCACTGTATCAATGTTTGCAAATGCTTTTTGTATTAATTTATTAGACAAGATCTGTTGCCTTTCCCATCACAGGTTTGTATTTAGTTTTACCTTCAAACTTATAAGCATGTAAATAAGATGCTCTTGGTGTTCCTTCAACCCAGCTTGCATGAATCCATCCGCTGTTAGGTTCACCTGGAGTGTAGAACTCGAGTATGAGCTGGTCTGGAGAAAGGTTTGATTTAATCCAATCAAATAATTCAGCGTTGTCGACGCCAATACATTCGAAGTCAGCAGCTTCAGCTTTGGCATGCTGCGATCGTGCCGAGCTGCCTATGGCCTCACATAATTCTACGCTACGAAAACCGCTAGTGATCTTAACCCTGCCAAAATGGTCACGTACCGGCTGAAGAATATTTTCACACAACGCTTTTAATTTTTCTATTTGTTCTGCGTTAGGGTTGTTGTTGATACCCCTACGTATGGCAGTGTCGCTTTTGGTAAGCTCTGAAAGGGTGAAGTTACGTGACAGATTCATTTTTATTTTTCTTCCTATTATATAGTTTTTTACTATTTATTCTATGCTGTTTAAACCTAGCATCTCTTAACATTTTTGCAAATTTATTTAAATAAGATAGATTTCTAAATACCTTTTTCATTATTCTAATATTAATGAAGTAATCTTCTTCTCTCCCATGTAGACCTCTATGTTTGCCTTAGATTTTATGCATTTGTAGACAACTCTATCTTTAGTGCTCTTGTCCTTCATAGCATAACGCTTAGATTTTAAACAACTTTGTAAGCTGTCGTGATAACGATGCTCTATAATTTTATGATCTTGTAATAACAACAAAGCAAAAACCACTTCTATCATTAGTGCCCACTTCCATTTCTAATTAATTTTTCTACATCCTCTGTAAGTTTTTTTGTTCTATCTTTTAAAAATTCTATGTTAACTGCATTGTTTCTCATACTTTTTACTTCTTTATCTACCTCATCTAAAACACCTGCTAAGTGTTCCACCAACATGAAGAGCTCCGCTTCCCCACTTGATTGACCAAGTTCTCCACGCGGGTATTTGATTCTAAACTCTGAGTTTTGTTCTAAATCTTTTGTCATCAACTCTATCGCTGTTGAGTGTTGATTTAGTTTTTCATGAATACCAAAATAAGCCCAGGTGCCAACAGCGATCATTGCGATCAGAGAGGCAACCGTCTTCATAGGCATTTGGACAGCTGCCTCTTCAGATATGTTTAGTGGTTTTTTATTGGACATGTGGTCCTCCGCAGAAAGCCAGGACTGTTAACATTACAATTAATAAACCTGTAAAGTAATAATTCATCCTGGCACTCTCCATGTTAAATTATCCTTTAAACCAGTTACGAATTTTTCTAAATGGCCAACATAAATGATGCCAAATATCTTTAATTATTTTCTTCATTTTTTCTTCTCCTCAATTTCATAGAAGAACTTGTCGGTATCTTCTGTCCGCCATGCTCTACTATCTTCTACGTTCCATTCATTCGTTTGCACTTTCCAGTCAGGGGTCTCATCTTTTACAGTAAAAGAAGGTATGTCCCATATACATCTATTGTTAGGTTGTGCAGCAAAATTGCCATCATCTAAGGCAATTATGTGAGCGCACTTATGTTCGTGCGGGATCTCCGAATGATCAGTGTCAAGTATGTTACTCTCTGGATGTGCAAAGTCAACCGTAAATAAATATTTTCCTGCATGCCATTTTTTATCTTTACCAATGTATTTACCAGCTTGACCTGCTAGTATGTCAAAAGAATGAACAGAAGGATAATAAGAAAAACAATTCCAGAGCTGTAATTCATCAAGTCTTCTTGTGGGCACATCGGATGGCTCAAATCCCTTTTGAATAAACGCGCTAATTGGTAAGCGATAAAATATTGCACCGTTTTCCATAATAGCGTGCCATAGTATACTACGACCAGTAATTGCTGATAGACCAAAGATAATACAGTCTTCAACTTCTCCATGATGCTTTTGTAAGTCATAAAGATACTCTCTTTTTATTTGTGCATATACTGGTGGTATGTTTGCATTTAGATAAGCCATAATTTATCCTCATTTTATTGATCCCCAATTAGGACCAGCCTCGTAGTCTACTTTATTTGGTATCTTCAAGTCAACTGCGTTTTCCATCACATCTTTTATTTTAGCTGCTTCTAAATCATTGATAACAGATATATCTAATTCATCGTGGACCTGTATGTGTGGTGTGATACCTTCTTTCCAAAGTTCTAACATAGCTTTCTTAGTCATGTCAGCAGCTGATCCTTGTATAAGTTTGTTCAAAGCTTTATATGTAAATGCTCGACGTGTTGGATTGTTATGCCAGTAATTCTTTTTAGGATTACCATCTTTGTCTTTTAATATTTCATCTTCGTCGTCTTTTAAGTATGGCCCCATCTTTTGTAAATCCTGCATGCGTTCTTCATCTTCAGGTGGTATATATTTTCCCCAATCACTGCCACGTAGTATTGGTTCGTATTTAGGGAATCGACATCGTCTGCCTAATAAAGTTTTAATTTGTCCTTTGTTAGCTGCAGCTTTCATAACTTCGTTCATCAATTGTTTTACAAACGGAACTCTTGAATGATACTTGTCAAATAATTCCTCTGCTTTAAATTTAGATACACCTAACTCTGCTTGTAGTTTAGCTTTACCCATACCATAAAACAAACCAAGGTTTATTACTTTAGCTTGTGATCTTGGTATCTCTGCCATTTCTGCAACTATTTTGTGAAAATCTGTTGACGAATCTGTATCGTATGAATCTGCAATCGTGTTTACAGATGGTAAACCATAACGTAATGCATAGTGTGCAACAAGTCTTGGTTCCTGTTGCGAGTAGTCAAAACAACCCCACCTGCATCCTTGTTCAGGTATAAACAATGATCTTATCATTGGACCCAACACAGGATCACGTGCAGGTATTTGTTGTAAGTTTGGATTAGCATAACTAAATCTACCCGTGATAGTTCCTCCATCATCAGATCTAATTTGATTTATTTCTGCATGGACTCTACCTTTGTGTTCATGTTTTAATATTGTATCAATAAACGTTGTGTTTATTTTATTAATCTTTCTTGCTTCAGCTATCTTTTGTATGATAGGATGCTCGTGATTTGAAAGGAAATTTTTAGTAAACGATGGTTCACCGGATTTTGCAGTACGTTCGTAAGACAGGTTTAGCTTTTGAAAAACTTTTTCGATCGATCTTGCTGCCCATATTTGAGTTTCTATTTGTGTTGCTTGTTGAACTTCTCGTAATAATAATTGTTCTTGTCCAATCAATTCCTTACGTAATTCGTAAGCTCGTTGAGTATCTACGCGAACGCCGAGATAACGCATGTCGACAAGGCAAGGAAAAAGATCCGTTTCAAGATTAAAAATATCTTGCAGATCATTTTCAATTAATAATTTTTTTACGTGTTGCCAAAGTTTAAAAGTTAATTCAGCATCTTTCTCAGCATAAGCTCCAACTTCATGCGCAGGTAATCTCCACATGTCTGCTTTTGGATCTAGTCCTCTGGACTTTGCAGCCTCGTTTAGTGCTCTTTCATTTTTACCTTCATTTAAAAAATGCCAAGACAAAGTATTTAATGTGTATGAAAATCTGTTTTCATCTAGTAGTGAACATGCAATCATTGTATCTACTATTAAACCATTGATATTTAAACCTAAACTACGTATCCAGCATACGTCGTACATAGCATTATGAAATATTTTTGTAGCCGGACACTCAAGAATATCTTTAAACCATTCTAAAGTTTTGTCTTTGTTCATATTGGGTCCTTCTTGATGAGCAATTGGAAAATACCATTTGTCATTGTATGTAGCTACAGATACACCAACAACTTCACCATTACCAATAACTGCACCAGATCCTTTTGATTTTAAATCTGGATCTCTTGTTTCCAAGTCTATTGCAATCTCATCGTAAGATCTAAGATCAGGATACTCTGTAGGCTGCAGCCATTCTGTTTGAGGCAATATCATTTCTTTTGCATGTCTTTCATTTTAAGTAATTCTAATTGGCAGTAATGTATTATTTTTTTAATATCCTCTGCGCCTCCCTTACGTTGATAGCGACAAACGTATTTAACAACGTTCCCTTGAAAGAACGATAGATCGTTTTTAGAAATAAACTCGTAAGGTTGAATAGGAAACTTTGTGTAGTGATTCCCGCCGACCTGAGTATATTGTGGAAACGCCTCGTCCAATATATTTTTATTTGTCATAGTTGATACTCCCTTAATTTCTTTTTTGCTCTCAGTTTGTATAGATTATTTCTTGCTCTCGTAACTCCAACATACCACACTCTATGCTCTTCATCTTGTTTGTCAACACTTGATTTAATTCCTTGTTGCACAGTACGACCTTGGTGCAAAGATAAAATTACATTATCTTCTTCACCACCTTTTATTGCATGAATAGTTGACAACCATATTCTTGCTTTTTCTTTTAAATTTTCTTTCGATGCAATTAAGTTTCTTAAATATAAAATTTCTTTTTGATCTGCTACGAACTTATCATACCATGGAACTTTAACATCCCAGTCACCTGTGGGTATAAATTCTTTTACTGCACTTATTTCTTTTTCATCTAATAATTCATCCATTGTCCATTTTGTATACGCCACTGCGGCTTCGTACATGCCAACTTTAAAACTTTTACCTTTGTTACTTTGATAATAAAAATTTTTACGTTTTAAATCTTTCATGATATCTAATAAATTGCTTTTAGTTCTTGTAAGTATTAGCCATCTACCTTTTGTTAGATCAACCTGGTTAAGATCAGATATATAATGTGATTCGCCTTCATAATTTCTTGGATAATATTTTTTTAATTTTCTAATTCCAATAATGTTATTTATTGGTTTAGTCGACTCTTCTTGAACAGCTTTTGATATACGTCTTGATCTTCTTAATACAATCTCTCTTGCAGGTTCTTTTACAAATCTAGTTACATCAGCTCCAGCCCATGCATAGATAGCCTGGTCATCATCACCTGCTAGATACATTTGCTCACAATGATATTTTAATTTATCATATAGCTGCCATTGCAATGGTGATAAATCTTGTGCCTCATCAATAAATATGGCCTTGAATACTGGTATTTTATCAGAGTTTAATACTGATTTTACAATATCATTAAAATCAAAAAGATTATTTTTTTCTTTGTATACTTGAAGGTTTTGATAAATATGATTTAGTGTATCAAAGTCATTAACTTGTTTTTTATCATGTTCGTTTAAATCAAACTCTTGTCTTATAGTTATATCTTTGTTTATTGATCTTTGTATCATTTGAAAGTATGGGTTATTACAAGTTAAAAAATGTGTTTCTTCTTCGTTGTATTTATCTGAAAATGAAACTCTTATGTTTAATTTTTTACCAAGGTCTTCGTAGTGATACGGTTGCATAATATCTTCTTCGTTTAATCCAAGTAAATGATAACAAAATGCATGTATTGTTTGAAAGTATGGCACTTCTTTTTCAGATACATTAATTCTTTTACGCGCTTCTTCTGCAGCTTTTCTAGTAAATGCAAAGTAACCTATCTTGTGTAAGGGCACACCAATACGTTCGTACGCTTTTACACGTCTAATTAATCTAAATGTTTTACCGGTACCAGGTGGTCCGTAGATTTTATTGATCTTTTCCATTGGCTTTCTTAAACCCATCTTTGAGTGAGCCAGTCCAGCCATATGATCCGTGATGTGTTGTTTTTCCATCTACTACTCCATAAAATTTAAAACCTGATTTTTTAATTAAGTTACAAAAATTAACATCTTCACCCCACCAAGTTCCATCTTTGGTAAAAGTTGTATCCCAAAAATTATAAAAATATGAATTTGCTTTTTCAGATATTATTTCTTTTTGTTTTATTTTGAGATGTGGATTATCCTTCATTAATTTTTCATACACACTTCTATGAATTAATGTTAAACCTGCAGGTCCCATCTTTAACTCTACAATTCCTTTTTCATCTACCTCAATGTTAGTTGGATCATTAAACTCTATAGAAAATTTTAATACTTGATCTTGTGTTTTTTTTCTGTAGGGCACACAAATAGCATCTTTCTTAGCTAATATCATTCGACCTACTACATCAGGTTCAAATTCTAAATCAGCATCTACAAACAATTGATAATCAAAACCTGACTCTAAAAATAATGCAGTTAATACATTTCTTCCATAGCTAACGTAGGGACATTTAAATGTACCTATTTCTGCTTTTATTTTTGCTAACGTAAATTTATTAAATAATTTTACAAGTGATAAACATGTTGGCACTTGCATTGTATCGTACGCAGGTAAAGATACAAACACACTTGGAACTTTTGGCGTCATACTATATTCTCCTTATCTTCTATTTCTATTATTTCTTCTGGTATCTCTTCTTTTTCTAAACCTTCTTTTGGAAGTTTTAAAACTCTTAGTGGTGGAAATGATTCTTCGTTGTCACCCTTTGGAAATCTTTTTTGACAATCAAACTCTCCCTTGAAATACTGCTTAACCATTGTAGCTGTTCTCGCTCGTTCTTGATTCCAGTCTCCACGTTTTAATTCATCGTAAAATTTATCGTACACAAAATAAAAATGTTGATCCTCATGTAATACAGATCCACTTTTAAATGCTGCATACGAGCTAGCTTTGGGTCCGTTTACATATATGAATAATTCTTTTTTTAACATGTCCACAGGGTTTGTACCTGCAGGTGGTTGAATTGTTTCCATAGTTGCCCACAATCCATTTAATATGTTTTGATATTCTTTTTCTTTTATGCTTGGTGGATACGTTGTTGTATGATCTGCAATTAGACTACGCATTTGTTTCATCTCGTTAAATTGTTTGATGCTACGTGCATGCACCTGTACAATTTTATCTGCAGCAACTTCTACATTAAAAAAATATTCGTGATCAGGTTTGTACATAATTCTAATTAAACCTGATACTGATGGCCACTGCGAATCAAAGTGACCACCAATACCAAATTTTCTTTTTAGACATGTGCCCCTCGCACAATATGATGATATAGGTAAATCATTACATTTAAAACCTGCTGTATCTTTTTTCCAATATTTAATTTTTTCCTCTACTTTGCCATCACCCCATATTTCATCGTACAAGATATAGTTTCTAGCTGCTTCTAATACTTTCTTTTCCCAGTTTTCACTAAATTTCTTTTTAGCAAACACCATGTAATTATATAAAAATCTATCTCTTTCATCTTTTAATTTGGTTCCTGATTCCTGTATCTCTTTGCAGATCATCTGTAAACATGGAGGACCATCAGCAAACTCTTCAGGTCCACCAGTTAATACTTCTTTTATTTTTTTATTACTAACCTCTTGTAAACTTTCTTTTGTTTGTAAATTAGCTTCAATTACTTTTAAAAAATAATCTAAATCCATTTTACTTCCATCAGGTCTATATGCTCTTCGTTCGTTACCATTAAAATATGGAAGATTAATAAAACTACCAGACGTTCGCTCACCGTTTTGATTTTTACCAAGTGCAGTTTGTTTTGGAAATATTTCAGTCTTAGATGGCAGGCCAAATAAAAATAATAAGTTTGATAAAAATTCTCTAATTAAAGATGCAGGTACTTTTTCTTTGGTAAATACGTAAATGTGAAGTCCACCACTTTTAGATTCGATAGGAATCACGGGTAAATTTTTTTTATCAATAACTTTTAAATACTTTTGTAAATCAAATTTTTCGTAGTCATCAGGATCAACATCTATTGCACCAAAGCTTGCCATACTCTCATCATCACATGCTTGTAATCCAATTGATTTCTGCCCTTTTAAATGATCTTCGTAATCTTTATCTGTAATAGGTCGTTTGGCCCAGCCATAATCACCTGGATCAAATTTGAGTTTGTTTGTTTTAGGATCATGATATCCGTTCTTAACATTACAGAAACCAAAGTCTCTTTTTAATCCGCTAAAATATTTTTCAAAATCTTTCATAATTTAAGCAGGGCGCTTCCACTCTCGCTTCGGCGCCCCTCTTGCAAGTGTACTCAACAAGTACTCGGTTATACAATGTCTCCAGTATTTTTAGATGCATCGTATTTTGGTTTCGCTGCACCTTTAGATACAGTCTTTTGAAGTTGTTGTGCAACTTCATAGATATCTGCATCTGCTTTACTACTGACATCAAGATTTCTAACTCTTGATGGTTTGTAGACATGCCAGCTTTTACTACCTGCCGTCTTACCCACAGTTTTTAAATTATAAATTGCTGAGTAAGCAGCTGGGTTAAAAGAGCCCTCTGCATCAGAGAATCTAAGATTCTTAATCAGATTGTTTAGCTCTCTTGCTGGTGTAAGATTAGAAGATCGCATAGCAATTACAGCTGGTTTTAATTCACCATCTAACACTGCTAACACGTAGAAGTATGCAGTTTTCTCTACATAGTTTCCGTTAGGCAATCTATACCTACCGTTCTTCTCCTCCACAGCATCCGCTGGAATCTCTAAATGAGTTCCGACTGGAGCTGAAGCACTATCGCCTCTCTCCTGCCATTCCGGATATCTAGTTTGAGAATGTGCGATGACCACGTTTAGTCCCTCGTTACCATCAATAAGTTGCGTGAAGCCTGCTGCATATATCATGCCAGGTTTAGCACCATCAACATATTTTGGATCTCTCTCATTGCATTCAGGTGAAAGCTGATGAAGAATTTTTAAGATCGGAGTTGATACATCGTCCGATTTAATTTCTTCAGCGCCTTTACCT